ATCTCACTGATATCATTTACAATTGCGTCAAAAAATGTAAATGATTCATCCTTAATATAGCAATAGCTTAGTTTAGAATTGTGAATCTCTTTTAATAGCTCACGGTTTGTTAAATAAAATTGTTTTGGGGCTCTAGCCATAGTAGTACATATCTCCTAGTTACAACCAGTATATAGGTGTCAATTACGACTGTCAAGCCATTTTTGCTATTATTTCACGGCATAAATACTATTGGAGAACAGTCATGAAGATAAATGAAATTTTAAATGAAGAAACAACAAAGATTGCATCTTTTGCTTTTGGACGCATGAACCCGCCTACTGTGGGTCATAAGAAGTTAGCAGATGTAGTAGCCGCACAAAAAGGCGATGGTTATATATTCCTGAGTCACTCATCAGGAAGCAAAACTAAAAAACCTGGTTCAAGCGGATACGAAAATAAAGATCCATTGTCGTTTAATGATAAAGTTAAATTTGCACAGATGAGTTTTCCTAACGTTAAAGTAGGAGACACACAAGTTAAAACTGTAATGCAAGCAATGCAAAAACTAGAAGCAATGGGCTACACAGATATTATTTTTGTAGCTGGAAGTGATCGTTTATCTGAATTTGAAACATTACTTAAAAACTACAACGGAAGTGAATATAACTTCAACAGTATCAATATAGTAAGTGCAGGACAACGAGATCCTGATGCTGAAGGTGCTGAAGGAATGAGTGCAAGCAAAATGAGAGCAGCAGTTAGAGCAGGCGATTATGACGCCTTTTTAAAAGGTGCAGCCAGTTCTGCTATAGCAAAGACAATGTATGATACCCTTAGAAGTATACTAAGCCAAAATCCAATGCCTGGAGACAATTTTGGTAATGAGGAATCAAACTAATGAGCGGCGGAGTTTCAGATCAAAATAAGGTAAAACTTACAGTCAAAACTGGACATCCGTTCAGTCTTGATGGTGTTCTTGCTCCTCTATCTAAAACAGGAAATGGAGTAGTATTCCCATACAGTCCTACTATTCAAATTAGTCACGCAGCAAATTATGGCAACTTTGATATAACACACGGAATGTATCCAAGTAATTACTACATTAATACTCCAAACCCAACAATAAGTTTAACTGCATTGTTTACATGTAATACTGAAGCTGATACAGCATATTCAGCAGCAGCTTTGCAATTCTTTAAAGCATGTACTAAATCTGATTTTGGCGAGCAACGCAGAGCTACTGCTGGTACACCGCCACCTATTTTAAATTTTAGTGCATATGGTACAATACACTCAAAACTAACACCAGTAGTGGTAAGCAGTTTTGGATACACACTAACTGAAGATGTTGATTATGTGGAAGTTGATGCAGGCCCAGCAGGTATAGTAACGATGCCTACACAATGGTTAGCTAGTTTAGAACTATCTGTACAATTTCCACCGAGTAGCGTTAGAAAAGATTTTAATTTAAAAGACTATGCTAGTGGAAATCTATTGAAAGGATACTTATAATGGCATCTGAATATAGAACTGACAGCCAATACAGGAACACTGGGATTGTTAATAACAAGTACTTGGACATATATGAATCAGGTATTGACGTAGAAAACATAGATACATATGAATTTCTAATCTCTAGTAAATACGAAAATAGACCAGATGTTCTTGCACATGACTTATATGGCAATGCAAAATTATGGTGGGTATTTGCTGAATTTAATCCAGACACGCTAGGTGATCCAATTATTGATTTCTTAGCTGGACTAACTATTAACGTACCAACAAGGTTCTCGTAATGACAAGCTCAGTAACTGATAATTGGATCAGCACCGTTAACTCAGGAACGTATAAGTTTACGTTATACATAGTTAATAGTGAAGTATATAATGATCCTACTGTATTAGGCAACAACGACACTGCTGCTCTTAATAGCGGCAAAGCATTAGTTATTGCAGAAAGCGGTGTGACTGGTGCTTTTTCCATTGAGAATGTAATCATACAAAGTACACTAAACCCAGGAAATACTACAGGTAATACTACTCCAACTGGATTTGTATTTGATATATATGAGCCTCTTGGATTTTCATTATTAGATAAAATACTAACAACTGGTATTAGAATGGGGAAACCTTCCAACCTAACATCACAGAGTTATGTTCTTAAACTTGAGTTTCAAGGAAGAGATCAAACAACTGGCGGATCTAAAAAATATCCTGGTATATTTTTATATAATTTAAGAATAAGTAATATCAAAGCAAGTTTAGGTCCAGCAGGAGCTAAGTATTTTTGTGTAGCACAAAGTTTAATAAGATCAGCAATGCAAGAAACTGTTACTAAAATTGACCTTGTTGTTAGAGATATTAAAGATGTAAACACATTTGCATCTGGATTGCAGTCAGCATTAAATGCATCTGAAAAAAGTCTATTGTCTCCAACAGAGCAAGCAAAAGGTGATCAGCCAGCCAGAGAGTATGAAGTCCGTTTAGGAAATAGCACCAACATTACATCTGATAAAATGCTTGGAGTTGATAAATTTGATTTAGCAACTGCACCATGGGCAGGTGCAACAGATAGCGGTGCTGGTTCAGGACAGCCTATTAGTTTAAGCAATGTTGATTTAAGAGAAACACCAATTAATACTGAAACTCAGCTTACATCTAAGATAACAGAAGCAATTGAATTAAATGTACCAACATGGTCAAATTATGTTTTAAAACAACAAAAAGATACATTTCATGTACCATACGTATATGTTACACTTGAAGAAAGATTATTGGGCGATGAAGATAACAACTCAAATTTAGAACGAATAAAAGTTATTATTACTATCAATGTTGGTTCTGACGTAACAACACCAAAAGCATTAGCAACTGATCAAAAAAAATTACAAACTACACCAAGCATACAAACAAAAAGATTTAACATTTTGCCTATTGCTAAAAAGTATAATTACTTGTATACTGGTGAAAATACAGAAGTGATAGATTTTCAAATTGATATTGAAAACTTGTTTGCTGTTGCTAAAGCACCAGCTGCTGGAATTTATTATGCTGATAATAGTCAACAGTTTACTTCAACAGAAGTTACTCCAGTAACTAAAGTAAATGGTGGGCTTGGAGTAAATAGAACAAATAGTCAAGGGCAACTTGCTCCTGCTGATAAATTTCTAAGCGATGTAGAGTTAGCAAGAATAAATGTTAATCAAACTGTTCCATATACTGCAATGCCATCAAGTTCAGCAAAGCAGCAAGTAAGTGAAACTATGGAAACATCAGACCGCATAGCAAGTCATATGGCGGCACAATTAGCTAGGCGTGATGGAGATACACAAAACATTAATATGGAAATCAAAGGAGATCCATTTTGGATGGGAACACCAGATGCATTTGTTGCGGGAGCAGCAGGAATGACAGGTCCATCTACAGCAATAGATTTTCGTGGTATGAACACAATGATAGCATTTTTAAATTATCAAGCAAATGAAAAAGATTTGTTAATTAAACAACAACGTGGACCAGTTGACTTTATTAGTACTGGGGTATACAAAGTAACAAGAGTGGAGAGTAAATTCCAAATGGGTCAATTTACACAAACGTTAGATGCATATAAAGATAACAATACTAATGCATATCTAGTTTTAGATTCACTAATTAATATAAGGACAATATAATGGCTGGTAGCGTAATAAAAACATCAGGAGTTAATATTGCTGGACGAGGCAAACAAGAAAGCACTCACAATGTTAACAATTTATCAGGTACATTTATTGGTGTAGTAACTGACAATAAAGACAGTTTATATACTGGAAGAATTACAGTTAAGATAAGTGATTTTAGCAGCACTGATGCAGACCGTATTTGTTTGTTAGCAATACCTTTTGGCGGTGTAACTGATATTTTAGGATCAGCAAACTCTGAGACTACTTATGGAGACATAGAGGGATCAGAGGGCGGTAGTCCAAAGAGTTATGGTATGTGGCCACAGCCTCCTGCAATTGGTACAAATGTAGTGGTAGTATTTACAGTTTCTCATGAACAAGGTATTGTTATGGGAAGCTTAATTGCTAAAGATAGAAATGCAATGATGGGCGGCAACTCAAGTAGCCAAGCATACCAGGAAGATGAAAGCGTTAAATTGTCTCCATCTTCAGAAAAAAATCCATACGGCAAAGGTGATGCAGACACTCGTCCTGGTGATACTGAATCGTACGATACGCTAGTTACAAAAGGAACTCAAGACGATTACTTACGTGGACATAGCATGAGTAGTGCGAGAAGAGAATCTCCAAGTAGAGTGTTTGGTATAACTACCAAGGAAGGCCATACTATTAGTTTAGATGATGGTAATGAAAATGGAGTTAGTAAAAATATAAGAATTAAAACAAGAGGTGGCGCACAAATATTAATGGACGATACCAATAACTTTATACACATTACAAATCAAACAGGAAGTGCATGGTTTGAAATGGATGAAGAAGGCCGCATAGACGTATACAGCCAAAAAGATATCAGCTATCATGCAGAAGGTGACTTTAATTTACATGCTAAAGGTAATATTAATATGCAAGCTGACCAAGGCGTTAATATTAAATCTAAAGGTAGTGAAGGCATAAAATTAGAATCAAGTGTTGGAAGTTTAGATATGTTTAGTTCTATTGACGTTAATATACAAGCCTCTGCCAACCACCACGTTAAAGTTGCAGGTAACTATATAATGACAGGTGGAAGAATTGATATGAACGGTCCTGCTGCAAACCCAGCAACCAAACCAACAGAACAATCTTTGACAGTAAATAGTGGAGTATTAACTAGTGTAGCAAGCCGTGTTCCAGAACATCAACCATGGATGGGAAATAGCAGCGTACAGGAATCGTTTGATACTGGAGAAGGAAACACAAGCTAATGCCAACATTTACATTATCAAATGAAATAACTGAAAAAGATTTATTATCCTTTGAATTATTCACACCCACAAATACTATAACAACATCTGAATTAATACCTCTTGTTGAATTAGAAGCAAGTGAAGATATTTTAAACTATCAGATTAGAAATATAAAATGGACTGGATATAAAAATTCTAGTATTGACAAAACACACAGTATAGGTTATAATTTAACTACTGATCTTAATGGAAAAGGATTAACTGAATCTGACGCATATAACTATTGGATTGACGACTTTAAAACAAAAGAACGTAAATTTAAAAAGTTAATGTCGCTGTCATCATTATCACAAAGCCAATACGACGGATTGCTAAGTTTATATTATTCAACTGGTGATTACACAACTGTTGGAAGTGATATTAGAAAATTTAGATTATCTGATTATATTGCCAATAGGCAATGGGAATATGTAGCAACAGCAATGTCTCTTGCAGGTGGCAAAAGTCGTATTATGAGACAAGGCGAAGGCAAAATTATAATGCTAGCAGACTATGGTGTGCAAAAAAGCAGAGCCCAAATTAAAGCACAAGGCTTACAGGAATTAGTTAAACAATATCCAAATCGCTTGTTTGACGACATAGCAAGACAACAAGCAGAGTATGTTTATTTTAAAGAAACACAACGCTTTTTACCAAATATAAGCGAATCACGAAAACGAATATTAGCACGAGAGCTAAAATAAAATAGGGAACAAAAAATGCATGTAAGTGTGTTACTTTTAAATGCAGATGCGCAGCCATTAAGTTTGCTCCCTTTGAGTACAATTAGCTGGCAGAATGCAATAAAAGCTATGTTTTCTGATAAAGTACATGTTGTAAAGGATTATGATAATCTGTTTATAAACAGTAGCTCACTTAGTTTTCCTGTACCTAGTATTGTAATGCTAAACACTTACCACAGGCCTCCAACAAAAGCAAAGTATACTAGAAAAAATCTATATATACGTGATAACTACTGTTGTCAATATTGTGGTGATAAATTCATACATTCAGAATTAACTATTGACCATGTTGTTCCTAAGTCCAAAGGCGGAAAACTTACTTGGGAAAATAGCGTATCAGCATGTGCTCCTTGTAATTTTAAGAAAAATGATAGAATGATAAAACCTATCAAAGACCCGCAACGTCCTACTTGGTTCCAATTAAACAATGCAAGTAAAAACTACAATAGAATAATACCAGATATTGCTTGGCAGGACTATATCCAGTGGCCAGATAACAAAATTCAAGTAGCAGACAGCATTATTTTAGCATAAACATACCACTTAATTTTTTGCATAAATATTAATATGACTAAAATAACGGGCTATACAACCATAAATTCAGACTATACTAGTACTACATTGAGTGGTATTGAACTTGCGAAAAGAGATTTATTAAACCATTTCAATATTCGCAAAGGTGAAAAATGGACCAATCCAGAGTACGGTAGTTTACTTCCATACTTAATATTTCAACCTCTTGATCAAGAAACTATTGATTTAATTGAGCAGGATGTATTTACTATTGTAGGTAGCGATCCTAGATTTGAAATGACTAATGGAACTGTTATTGTAAGAGAAGAGAAACATAGTATAACTGTAAATGTTGAACTAATGTATCTACCAACCACTACTGCAACAGATTTGCAGATTAAATTTGACAAAGAATTTGAACAGAACGCAGAGTTTTAAACATGGCACAAAATACAAGACAAACAAAATTATTTGCAGCAGAGGACTATACAGTAGTATATGAGTCATATATCAATGCTAATTTTCAAGCATACGATTATGACACAATACGTACTTCAATGGTTGACTATGTACGCAACAACTACCCTGAAAATTATAATGACTGGATTGAGAGCGCAGAATTTGTCGCTATACTTGATGTAGTTGCGCAATTTGGACACAACTTAGCTTATAGAGTTGATTTAAATACACGCAATAACTTTTTAAGTACTGCAACCAGACAAGAGAGTGTTTATAAACTTGCAGAGTTTTTAGGATACACACCTAGACGTAACGTGCCAGCGTTTGGTGAAATGAAAGTTGTAAGTATAAAAACAAACGAAGCAGTAATTGGTAGTGAAGGAACTAGTCTTGGCGGTAAAGAAATTAGATATGAGTCAGCTAATAATGTTAACAATATTGATGATTTTTTAACTGTTATGAATAGTGTACTACAATCAAGTAATACCTTTGGTAGCCCTAAAAAGCAACTTGTATTAGATAGTATTATGACACAATTTTACGATTTAAATAGTACATCTAATCAAATTAAATTTGACATTACTGGCTACGCTGATGGCTTGTCAGAAACTTTTAATATCATTAGTGTAGATTATGATAATGATAATGACATAATTATTGAAAAAGCCCCTGATCCTGCTTCTAGTTTTGGAATATATTATAAAAATGATGGGCGTGGCTTGTCAAGTGCAGATACGGGATTCTTTGTTGGTGTTAAACAAGGTGCCCTACAATTTAGTGACTTTGAAATTGAAACACCTATTGATAATTTAACATTAGATATTGACCAAAATAATATTAACCAAACAGACATATGGGTACAAACAATTAACAGTGACGCTAGTGTAGTTAAAAAATGGACAAAGGTAAAAGATACAAATAGTGAAAATACAACATACAATAGTATAGCAAGTGGTGTTAGAGATATTTTTAGTGCAAAGACAAGAAAAAATAATCAAGTATCTGTTCAATTTCCAGACAAGTTATTTGGCAACGTGCCAACTGACAACATACGTGTTTGGTATAGAACAAGTATAAATTCATCATACGTAGTACGCCCAGATGATTTAAGTAACAAGAAAGTTATAATTGAATATGTAGGTCTTGACGGAAACGTTTATAGTGCAACTTTGTCAGTTCAATTAAAGAAAAATATTGTTACTGGTAGTGTAAGTGAAACATTAGACAGTATTAGAGAAAATGCACCAAAAGTTTATGCGTCACAAGATAGATTAATTACATCAGAAGACTACAATTCAGTTCTATCAGCACAAGTAAGCGGCGTAATGAAAGTTAAAAGTATAAACAGAACATTTACAGGACATAGTAGATATGTTGACTTTAATGATCCAACTGGAACATATAGTAGTTTAGATGTATTTGGTAAAGATGGAATATTATACAAACAATCACATTTAAAAACATCTAGTTCTTCAAATGGAGAATCAGCAGCTGTTGTTTTTCAAAAGTACATAAAGCCATTACCATCAGACGATGAACTAATTAATTTGTATTATGACAAATTTAGAGGACTATTTGAAACTTTAAAAACTACATATGCTTATGATCCAACTACGCTACCACAAGTATGGAACACGCCAAGTAGCTCAGCAAGCACTGCAAGTTCTGGTTATCTTCAAGAGGAAAATGGTGTTGAGGTTACTAGAGTAGGAAGTAGCCAAACTAACTATATGCAGTTTGTAGTACCAGGTGCGCTAATTAAATTTAAGCATGTTGATCTAGTTACTAGTGATATTACATATACATGGTCTAAAGTTGTAAATGTATTTGCAGATGGTCTTGGTATTGATAAAACAGGAACACAGGCAGGACAAGCAAGTGGATTAAGAAGTAATGGACAGGGTGCAATTACTTTAGACCAAATAGTAAAAAATGGTTCAACAATGGAAATTATATACCCTGGATTCTCAAGATTGTTTACTACTAGAGAATCAGAAATTATTGTAGAGTATTTGGCAGCAAATAAATCGTTTAGCTTGCGATATGATTATAAAAATAATAGTTGGGAGCTTGACAATACACCAACATTTAATTCTGAGATACCAGAAGAAATGACTGACACAGATTGGTTAATTTATGTTGAGTATATGTCAGAAGAAAACAGTTTTCAAATTTCTACTAGAACAACCAGCTATTTTATTAACAGTGCTAAAGTTAGCTTTAGTAACATTAATAATGAACTAGAATTAGATGGCTACACTAGAAAAGCGTATAGAGACTCATTAAATATTTTTAAATACATAGGCAATACAACAGAAACTGGAACATTTTATGTATATGGATATGATGCAGATTCAGATGGAATAACAGACAGCCACACAGTTACACTATCTCTAGTAGATGCTGATAATGATAGTCGTCCTGAAAATCCAGATGCATTTTATGAACTTATAGGATCAGAAACAGTTACAGTGGATGAAGAAGAACTAAGTGGTGATGACGAATTAAGATTTGAATGGGAACATGTTTCAGCTTCAAACCAAGTTATTGATCCAAGTTTTACAAATATCATAGATGTGTATGTATTAAATACAGCATATGATACATTGTATAGAAATTGGCTAACAACTGGCAAAGGTACAGAGCCACAAGCCCCTACAAGTTATGAACTATCAAAACAATTTATAAACATTAACAATAAAAAAGCAATGAGTGATAGTGTAATATACAAACCAGTTACATATAAACCATTATTTGGTCCACAAGCTTCAGATGAACTAAGTGCAAGATTTAGAGTTATAAAACTTCCAAATGTTACGGTTACTGATAATGATATTAAAACACAATGCGTAACTGCTATTAATGAATTTTTTGCAGTAAACAATTGGGACTTTGGAGAAACCTTTTACTTTACTGAACTAGCAGCATATGTACACAAAAAATTAGTAGGCTTAATTAGCAGTTTTGTTATTGTGCCTCAAGGTACAGGCAGTGTTTTTGGAGATTTATTTCAAATTACACCAGAAGCAGACGAGATGTTCATTCCAGATGTCAGTTTAACTGATATTGATATTATATTAAATATAACTGATGCAAACATTAGAACAGGACAATAATAATGGCTAACAACAAAAAAAGAGCAGGCAAGTACAATACTAAAAATATAAAAACAAGTAAGTATTTACCAGGTGTATTTCAAACTAACTTAAACAAAAAATGGTTAGACAGTACGCTAGACCAGATGGTTAGCAAAGGTGAATTAAATCAAGTTGATGGATTTGTTGGATCAAAAGCTGGTAGTTTTGCTTCAAGTGGTGACACTTATATTAGTCCAAATGCCCATAGTGATTTAACTGTAAAATCACATATGGCACCTGCAATTGTTTCTCGTAATAAAGATGGATCAATTGATCAGTCAATTACATTTGACGACGTTGCTCGTAAAATAGCTGCTGATTTTGACACATATAATTATAATGCAGCATATACTAGTGAAAGTTATACATATCTACCTCCAATCGATATTGACAAGTTTATTAACTACCAAAAATATTATTGGGTTGATGAACTTCCTGTATATACTTCTTATAACGAAACGTCAGCACAGGTATTAAATCCTGTTACAGATAGTGCAAGGAAATTAACATATACTATTGTAGATGACAATAATACATTTAATGTTGAAAACAATATGCTCATTAGATTTATTGGCGCACAATGGGATCCAACGTTAACTAGTAAAACTTATATAGTTACTGGTGTTGGTAAAAATATTACAATGAGATTGTACATAGACGAAAACGGAAAACAGATATATAATAATTATTCAAAAGCCACTGTTAGTACAGGAGCAAGTCAGTCTGTTGACCATGTAGTTATAATTGATCCAAACCCTCATAGCAAGTATGTTCCAAGTGGCGGTACTAGTATAGACGATCCTACTTTATTATTAGACGATTTTAATAGAGATCAAACAGTTGTTAACAATGCAGATGTATTTGGGACTAGTGTAACATATAATGCAATTAATCATGGCTTTGCACCAGGAGACACAGTAAGTATTACTGGTGTTGTGCCAGCAGTTTTTAATTTATCCAATGTACTAATTACAAGTACTTCAACAAACTCATTTACAGTAATACACACAGATACAATTACTAGTTCATATGCAGGTGGCGGAGTAGCTACTGATGTTAACAGACCTGCAATGTTTGATGGATATGATTTTGTTGGAGAAGAATCAAACACTACTCAGTTCATATTAGGAAAATTAATCCGCTTTGTAGATGGATGGGGACCTGGATGGACATCTGCTGATAAAGAAAAAGTATATGTAACTGAATTAGACGTTGAGGGTAATTTAACAGTAAGACATATAGCTAATTATGTTGGTGGTGTGTACGTACCAGGCGGTTTTGTATCGTTACCACAGGATCAATTATGGATTGATTTATTAGCAGAAACTTCTGATGATGGCACAATTGCAGTTAGGGATTACATATTAATTGATAAAAACTGTTTATACCAAACAGCATGGAGTAGATCTAATCATTGGGTAAACAGAGAGACTATTAATAAGTTAAAAGAACTAATAGGTGAGCTTTTTATTGTAGCAGATTATGTAAATTCTAGCAGACGAGCTCAACGCCCTATTATTGAATTTAATGGTAATTTAACACTGTTTAACCATGTAACACCAACAACATTTACAATTGATGCAACTCAATACGGAGTTGTGGATTATATCCTTCCAAATGACCAAGCAATTAATACTGCTGGAGTTCTGTCGTTAGCACCTGGAACTATTCCAGATGGAAGCACAGTGTTATTTGAAACAGATACTGAAAGTGCTGATGAATACAGGTATCTTTATCAAGTAGATGCGGCAGGAGACTTAACTGCATTAAGCGGAGTACACTTAGAAAATGTTCTGGCTAACATAAAAAATTCATTTGTTACTAATGACCTAACATATGAAAATGCGGACATTTATTACAACGGTTCTCAATGGATAGTTGGACAACAAAAAGTTACAATAAACCAAGCACCGTTATATCAATTATACACACCAAAAATAAATCAAAGAATACAAGATTATCCTGGAGCGGTTTTTGAAGGAAACAAAATCTTTGGATATAAAATTGGCTCTGGTCTTGCAGATCCAGTTTTAGGTTTTCCACTTAGTTTTAAAGACAGTCCAAAAGGTGCAGAGTATGAATTTGAAAACTTTATTTTAACTTCAAAGTATACTTCAGTATGGCGTGACGATGTTAATCCACAAGTTAGTCAAACAAAAGATATTCCTGGATACTATTTCTTCCAAGAGCTAGATAGTTTAGCACACATTTATACATCTAACAAAGTACCGTTTGGCGCTAAAAATATTAGTACTTACGAAGTAAAATCAATTCTAAATGATATAGTAATACCACATGGGTATAATAACTGGAGATCTAACAAGGAAGTTATATTATATCAATATTTAGACGGTGCTGTTTTAACAGAAGTATTCAGTCAAGGATTAAAAGTAGACAGATCAAAATCAAGAAATCAAGAAATTTTAGTAAACACAAATGAAACAGTGGTTGTGCATAACTTAATTAAAGACAACACTTTATCATTTGCAACTGCTGACGGGACACCTATTTTAACTGATGGTGTTGAAGTATCTAATATAGCAATTACAGTTGATGGAACAGAATATACAATTGTTGTTGGAGATGCTAATGGTACACAGGTATTTTTCTCATATTCAAAAGCAGGACTTAATAATGTTCCGGTTTTGATTGCAAGTGATAATGCTGACAAAGTATTTTATGATATAAACATAAATGGAAAAATGTTAGATTCAAGCTACTATACAATTGGTAGTGACACTATAACTATTGAAACTGCTAATTTAGAATATGGAGATCTAATCGACTTAGAATATAAAAGTAACGATAACCAAAACAGTACAATTGAGACACAATTTCCACAAACACAACAAAATAATTCCACAAATAGACCAGTAGAAACTTTTACTATAAGTGAAACTATCTCTCACTGGAAATCATTATTTGAAAATATACCAGACTTTGTAGGTGATCCGTTTGGTGAAAATAACTACAGTGAAACTTCTCTTATTACTGGTTATGGTGGCACAATGTTTGTGCATGAAGATTTAAGTATTACTCATGACATTAATTATGCAAGCAACTCACTAAGTGTAACAGGTGCATTGATTGAACAAGGTAACGATTGGGATTCATTTAGAACTCGATTTAAAAATCAAGTAAGAAGATTGTATGCAACTAAACCATATACATCAACATTACAGTTAGTAAATGATGCAATCGAATCAATCATTGTAAATAGAAAAGGTGGAGATCTATATAAAGATAGTAACATGGTCTTCAATCACATATTTAATTCACAAGATGTAAGACTACTAGATGGTAAGGACACTTACTATCTTGATGAAGTAATAAATGGTGATACTAATATTAGAGACCACCAATATGTTTATCTTACTGATAAAATAGGTGGCGTTAGTGTTCAAAGAATGTTGACTAAAGATGTAGATTACGTTTCTTCAGGAAATAAGATTCGACTAAGAATTACTCCAACTCTTCCAGCATCAATACAAGTTTACTATCATCAGATGGATGAAGAATCATATGTTCCTCCAAGCCCAGTTAAATTAGGTGTAGCATTTGGCTATACTCCACAGATTGCAGGAAACACACTAGTAACACACGATGGTTTAGTAATTGAACTTAATGCTAATGCTGACCTAGAAAACATAAACAGTGAACATTTTGATCCAGTTAACGCTGCATTGTATGATTTAGAAAGAAGAATTTATACTGGACTAAAAGTACCAGATGAAATGTATAGAGACCGATATGCTACTATTGAAAATCATGCATCAGCATATGATTTTATACCAAGCTGTCACAGAACAACCTGGTATACTTTAGCAAAAATTGATAACTATACTGAGCAGTATTATGCACAATGGGCGGCAAAAAGAGATATAACTGATTTAAATATTGACAACTACTTTGATATTGGCAATGCTTTTACATGGAATTACAGTAGCATAACAATGCATGGCCACGTTCTTCCTGGTCACTGGAAAGGTGCCTATACTACAATATTTGGCACATCAACTCCACACCTAACACCTTGGCATATGCTAGGACATGCATTTAAACCATTATGGTGGGACGAATCATACAGTTGGACAGATGCAGGAAAACGTGCAGCATTATTAGAAGCATTAGAGCTTGGTATAGTAAGCAATCCACTAGGTCCTGAAATTACAACTTCACCAGACCATGCTAGATATAATTGGAACTGGTCGACTGAATGTCCAGTAGATATAAGTGGAGATTTAGTTTCACCTGATACAGTTTTAGATCCAACATCACAACTTACTGATGTGCAAAAAGCTGCAAACTTTGTTTTTGGTGATTGGGGGCCAGTTGAAATTGAATGGAGAAATAGTGCAAGTGGGTATATGAGTTTACTGGATGCAATAGTCAAACTTAGCCCAGCTAAAGCATGGACAAAGTTTATTCAACCTGGAAGTATTAAATATTTTAGTAGTATAATTAGTAACTTGACATATAACTTTGAGAGTACAGCAATGCCATCTAGTTACCTTATACCAGGAGAAACATATGGATCAGTAATTAAATCGTTAATAGTTACAAATGCATCTGACAGCTTTGACATAAACGATACAAATATTAAACTTGTAGGTCCTACTGGTACAGTTGAAGCTAATACTTACATTACTACTATTGACAATAGCGGCTATATATTAGATACAGTAGAATATAAGAAGATATCTGCAGTTAGTTTACTTAACAGAGGTTTTAGTTATCCTGATAAGCCAAGCTTTATATCGACATTTACTGAAAGTGAATCAGCTAATACAGAGGTTGAAATAATTCTAGACCAAGTACCATTTGTGTCAAACGGAATATTGCAAGCACAGCACAACTATAAAATAAGAAATCAATACGAGATTGACTTAGCTCAAATTTATAACACACTTGAAACAAGATTAGCTTACAAATTTGGTGGATTTACAAATAGCTCACTAGTTAATTTTGCACTAGAAAGTAGTAGTTTAGGCCCAGTAGTTTTATCAGATACGGATTATACTTTAAAAATGTACGAAGGTGCACCTACATCTATAGTAGTAGCAAGTAATATTATTATTACAAAATCTCTAACTGGTTTTATAATTGACGGCATAAGTTCAAACCTACAAGAGTTTAAATTTTACGAACCAGATGTATCAGTAAATTCAGGATATGAAAATATTAGTGTTGGAAATACCACAGTACGAAAGTATAGAAATTTTGCAGGTGTTCCAAGTACTGTAGAATTTAAAGCTGAATTTAGTAAAGTACAAGACACATATAATTTCATTAGAGGCTACTGGCATTGGCTAAGGCTCAATGGATATGAAATGTTAAGTCATATGGATAGTGAAGCATTTGATTTTGCAGATTGGGCAATGACTGCTGAAACTGATCAAACACATGTTGTTGAGTTAGGAAATCAGGTTACATTTAACGGTGAACACGGATCTATTAAAGAATACAATTCTTACGGCTTTCATGATAATGATATACTTGACGCAACTGGTGATATTATTGACTTGTCACTATTAAGTATTAATAGACAAGATAACACTGTTACTATTGAAACAAAGGATGAATCAAAAATTGGAAGTATATCAAGTGTAGTATTGGATTATGAACATATTGCAATCTTTAATAATATTAACCAGTTCGGCATAACTGTATTTGATGACACCAAAGGTTCACGATATCATAGAATGTATTTAACTGGTCAAATTACTGCTGACTGGACAGGTCAAAAGAAATCACTTGGTTACCTGATTAAAGAAAACGGAATAGTGCAAAACTTTGATAGTAGTGTAAGTGCTACTGACGATTACTACAGAACTGACGTAACAGAATTTAACCCATCAATAACAAAAGCTAAAGATTTAACAATTGGTAATTATGACAGAGAATGGATTTCTAACTTAGGATTAAATAAAAATACAGTAACTAACTTCTATCAAGGAGCTATTACTGATGCCGGAACTAATGATGCAATCAATCGTATTAGTAGAACTAGCATATTAGATCACGGAACAACACAAGTATCTGCGTCTGAACAATTTATGTTTAGTCAATCTTATATTGGAGATACTTCACAGTTAGATAGTACTGAAGTAACAATTAATCCAAATGACATAGTAAACAATCCACAAATTGTATCTTTTACTGCTGGTTCAAATCCTGATGTTCTATATTATCCAACTAATGATACTAGAATTATAAACCAAGGCAATACTACATTTGACACAATAGACTTTGCAGATTCAAGTATTGAGCTATTAACTGCAGGTGAAGTTTTAGAAACAGAAGCAACATATAGTATTATTGATATGTTTGATCTTGAAACTGTATATGACAGCACTGCTGACTATGCAACTATACCTACATGGAATCAGACAATAAGTTATAAACTTGGGCAACAAGTAAGATACAATGGTAAATTATACAAGTGTATAGTAGATTCAACTGGCTTATCAGAAATAACAGATGAGATTGAATTAACTGGTGTAACTACAGATCCACTATTTGACAACGGAACTATAGCAGATATTGCCGGAATATCTACAACACTAAATGCAGTAACACAAGTTTTTGCAGACATTGATGCAGTAGGCACAGTATTAAATCCTACACTATTGCCATCAAATACATTAAGTATTGACGGCACAACAGTAACATTTACTAAAAACGAAATACAAAATGTTGTTATAGGTGATGCAGTACTACCTGGAAATATATCAGGTCCAGTAATCAATGATCCAGTTGGAAAAACAATTACTATTGGTAGCA